CCCATAGCGCCAAAATATGCGCCAAAATATACCCCCCCCTCTTCCTATTTATGCCCCCCCATTTATGCACCCCATTTATGCGCCCTATTTATGCGCCCCTGCGCCAAAGCGGGCTGTCCGATTTTGCCCCGCAGCGCCCAAATCATCGAAAAAAGCAACACGCTCACGAAAAAGTTATCATAATAGTAGACGGATAGTATTCGGTTAGCGTTTACTTAATCAATCCATGTGCATATCTTGCACATATAGATGCATGACTACAGATGTTTGACATTGCAGGTTATACTACTCGAAAGAGCCGAAACCTAGCCCCGCCCAGCGGGGCGACGGTCTGCCGGACCTGACCGCCCGGCACTGATGAAGGCAGGTCACCCCACTAACAACACGGCCGCCGGCAAGGTCAACACCCCTGCCAGCGGCCACAACTGAGAAGGACCCTCAGCTATGAACTATGATAATCAGCTTCGCGCCACAATGGCAAGCAATCTTCTGATGTGGCTCGCGATCGGGTTTGGCTGTTTGCCTTGGTGGCTAGATGCACTTGCGCTTGGTAGCATCGCAGAACACCCGATCGACTGGATTGTTGCAGCGGCCCTCACGGCTGCACTGATCTCAGTATCTCTTATTCTCAGCGGCGCGGTTACACGCTTCGCCGAGGCGATCGAAAAGCGCTACTGGTTGACTGCCGGCCTCACCGTCATCCTCGGCCTTGTGCTCGTGATGATTGAAGCCGGGATGACCCACCAAGGTCTCGCCTGGATTGACGCCAGGAAGGATCTGGCCCCTGACTGGGCTTTGTGGGTTGTCTCTTTCGGCCTCTCTGCGTTCAACGTTTTCTCTCTGTATACATACTCGAGAGATCTCAAGAAGCAGCAGAAGCCGGAGACGTCAGCCGGGAAACTCCTCGCCCTCCGGCGCTGGCAGAAAGTCGCCTGATAAGAAACCCCGCCCTAACACGGCGGGGTTTTTTTATGACGTTACCGTCGCAGTCATGACGAATGCGCCGCCGCCATTGCTGAGAACAGCGAGCGTTGATGCGTTGCGAATTTCAATTGTAACATTCGACGTTGTCGATGGCCCAAGTCCAGATTTTGTAATTGTCCATGTCCGCGTTGTTCCAAGACCAAGCCAGGAACCTGTAGCCGATCCGCTGGGAGTTGTTCCCGAGTTAACAGTCATGCGGATTTCATAAGCGTTTCCAGCCGCAGATGTTGGCACAATCCAGGTGCCTGAAAAACTCTCAACGTTACCCGTGCCGCTATATGCGCCAGCGTTGGTAAAACTGACCTCTGCTGTAGCTGTTGCAGGATCAATCTGCTCGTCAGTGACAGGGCCCGTGGTGAAGCTGACAACAGGTCCGCGAATTGTATTGGCAACAGCTCCAATAAGGCTCATGAGAAGCCACCCGACAGGACGCATACTGCATCCGAACGCCAGTAAGCAGACCCCATCGTGTTTGCGTTAAGCGTAGCGGAAGCACTGTCAACGCCGTTCAGATACATTGTCAGGCCAGATGCCCGCGTAAAAGTGCGGTTGCTTGTGCCAGGATCAAACAGGACATAATCCCCCGCAGTAAACACGCCATCATCCAGCGTAATGCCGCCAGAGCACTGAACCGTGGCGTTTGCGCTTGCGACGGTAAGCGTTCCAGTCGTTTCAGAACTCGTCGGAATGCGGCTCTTGACGGTCCCGCCGGCAATGGTTGGCGTGTTGATCGTCGGGCTGGTCAGCGTCTTGTTGGTCAGCGTGTCAGTTGTCGCACGCCCAACAAGCGTATCTGTTGCCGTTGGAAGCGTAAGGGTTCCGGTATTGGAAATGGTCGAGATGACCGGCGCCGTCAGCGTCTTGTTGGTCAGTGTCTGCGCGGTGTTGTTTGTTGTGAGCGTAGACTTTGAACCGGCATTCCCAATGTCAATAATGACGCCCCGGCCTGCGCCGCCTGTTTCGTAAATCTGGATTGTGTTAGCCGAAGCATCGAAAATGATGTTACCGGCCAGCGTCGATCCCGTCGCCGGTTTGGCAATGGTAAAACCGCTTTCAGGAAAAGCCGTCTGCTGGATCGGAACATAATTTATGTTGCTGTAAACAAGCGCGCCCGTCTTGTCTTTGACGATAATGGAATAAGACGACTGGCTGACTGCCAGCAAGCTGGGGCTTCCGCTGCGGCTCGGATATCCGGCAAGCGTGCGTATTGGTTGTGATGCTGGCTCCGTAAGCGCCGCGTTCCAATAGACGGTTATGGGATTGGTTTCAGGATTGAGCCCCGCAGTTCCGATGTAGATATAACCATTCTCGAGCGGCTCGCCGGAGCGGTCGTAGAAAACCGGAAACGGATTGGCGACTGCGTTGCTCATTCTGTGGCCTCACGTCCCATACGCGGTTGCACTTCTGACTGCCGATCGCCGACCGCTATGCCGGTTCCGATGGCGGCGCTTAGAGTTGTCCTCAGCCATCTGTCGGGATTGTCAATGCCTGATAGCTTCGCCCAGTTTCGGAAGGCATCGCTATTCTTCGCGGCGTTGAAAATGCGCTGATTGACGTTCTGCTGCGTTGAGATGTTGATAACAAGCTGTTGCCACTCAGGCGAGGCGAACAGGTCTCCGGCCGCTTTCAGCCTGTTTTTCTGTCCCTGCGTCAAAGCATTCGTAAGCATCGCCGTAGCGGCTCCGGCGACTGGTCCGGCGGCAACGCCGGTTGCGGCTGTAGTTGCGCCCATAACAGCCTGCCGGCCTACAGTTGATTTCAGAATGCCTTCAACAAGCCCCTCGGCCATAAGCCCCTGCACAAGCGCCTGGTTGGCTTTTCCGGTCGTCAGAACCTGCGCCCGCGCATCCGTGATGCGCTTTGATATCTCGTAAAGATCGCGCAGGAATTTATCCCCTTCAGGGCCAAGGGTTGTGGCGACAGTCTTGTAAATCTCAGAATTGCGCCGCAGCCCCTGATAAAGGTTCACGTATTTGGAAAACCCGAAGCCGTTGGTTTTCTCCTCGCGCGCGGCGCCGGCAATTGCGCTGGCGACAGCACGCTTCCTCAGATCCTCCGGCAGCGAACGGACAACCCGGTTAAAGCCGGTCACATCGCCCTTGGCCCCGCTCTGGATCGTGGATACCAGCTTGCGGGCAATTGATCCGTCGCGTTCGTCGCCAAACAGGCTGACGATGCGGTCCTCCAGCGCCTTGCGCTTGGCGACAACCTGATTGGCCAGCCGCAGGTCAGAACGCAGAGCGTCACCGCCAACCTGCTGCGCGTATTGCAGCTGATCTTCGCTAAGTGCGCCATACAGACGCTTCAGGATGCCGCTGTTTACGTCCTTGTAGGGGCCGGTCGCCTTCTGAAGGGCCTGCCCGACATCGTTCTTCATACGCATCAGGGCGGTATAAGTAACCGGCGTTTCGCGGCCAGTAGAGGACATCTCCATAAGGTCGCGCTCAAGTGGCGTAAGCTTCTTGGTGTCGCCGCCAAGCTCTTTCACAACCTCATTCATCAGGCGGCGGGAGTTTATGAGATCGACGGGGATGGCAGCAGCCGCAGCCTCCGGCGCAGCCGCAACCGCGGCTGGCGGACGAACCGTAAAAGGAGTTTCACTTCCAGAACGCCCAGAAAATCCAGCTTTTTGCAGCAAAGCATCAATGCTTTTCTGCGTTCCTTCCAGCCTGTTATAAATTGATGCATATGTCTTTCTGGTCGTGCGTCCAGACATAGTTCCATAGCGCAGGCTTGGCATAAACAAGCGCAAACGCTCTTTGTTTGCTTTTGATGCGGCGTTGAAAATCGCATCAAACTCTTCTTTGCTCATTTCATCTCTTGAATCTTCTGGAAATATCTTTGCCGGACCTGCGGGTGGAGCAGCCTCCGGCGCCGCAGCAGCTGCCGCAGGCTGCCCCGCACCCTTCAGCCTTGCGTTAATCCTCGCATACATCTCGTCTGCCTGCTTTTGCAGATCTGCCTGCGTCCTGTTCATGGACTGCAAGACAGTGTCTGAAATCTCGGACAGATCCGCAGACCCATCAATTCTTGCTATCGCCTCGTCTGCTTGCGTGGCAGCGCGCTGGACAGCATCCGTCCACGCGGCGCTTGCAACTGAGCCCGGCATGCTGCGCGTGAGACCAATGGCTTCCTTAAGCTGCGTATGGTCAATCAGGACGTCCGGCGGAACGTCAATGCCAAGGCGATCTGCGGCCGCTGCCGCTTCGGGGTTGATTGCTGCGGCGCGTGCAAGACGCTCAACCGCCTGCTGGCTTCCCATGCCTCCACGGGCCGCGAGGTTGGCGTCTCTTGCCACATCTTCGTAAGTCATGGGGATCGGTTCGCGCGTAGCGCTTGGCCCCATGGGAACGCGAAGCGTGACGTTTGTCTGATTGCCGAAATCCTGCTCCAGCATTGTGCGGCCAGCCGGCCCGCCCGGACCAAAGCCCCGCAATCCGCCAAGCATGGACGTTCCCATGCCGCCAGCAAGGCCGCCGGCAAGACCAGCGCCCATCTGCACAAGCGGTGAGGCGCCTTCCTGGCGCATCTTTTCAGCCGCGGCGGCTCCCGCTGCACCTGCTACGGTCTGGGCCACTGGCGCCTCTGCTGCAACTTGCGCCACGCGCTGCGTCAGCGTTCCGGGCGCCGCCCCAGCCGCCACGCTGCGAGCCAGGCCCACGCCACCAAGCGCCCCGGCAGCGCCAGCGCTTGTCTTTTCAGCCATCTGGCCGGCTTCTGTCTGTGGCCGCGGCATCCCGGCTGCGTCCATAAGCGCATTGAGAGCGTCTGTCGGCTTAGTCAATTGCGTTCCGAAAAGCGCATTGACGCTATCAACCAGCGGGTCGCCGACGAACTGCGACAGCGCCATGGCGCCAACACCCGCTGCGGCCCCCGGCAAGCCTCCACCGGCCGCCGCGCCAAGTGTTCCGGCGCCGAGGTAAGGCGTCAGGCCACGGCTGACACCGGCCATGACATCCGCCGCCGTTTCAAGCGGTCCCATGGTGGGAGCCTGCTCGGCTGCTGGCTGCTGGGCGGCTTCCCTTTCAGCGATCCTGCGAGCGGCGATCTGCAACGCCTCGTCAGGAGAGTTGGCGCGAACTACTATGATGGAGCCATCACTGAGCCTGACGTCATATTCTTCCATGGATCACTCTGACGTTGGGCGCTGGCGAGCGCGTGGTGTGGCCTGCAATGGAACTACTGAGCTTCTGGAGCCGGTTGTTGCGCCCATGCGCGTTTTCGCCTCAACATGAGCAAGCCAGTCTCCGACTGTGCTGCCCGGAATGCTGAGGAACCGCGCCTGTTCGTTGAGATATGTGGCAAGCTTTTCCTGAGCCGTTTTCTTATTGATAACCCACTTTCTGAGATCGGCCGGCGTCAAGTTTGTGGGAAGCGCTGTAGCAAGCGCAAGGTTCAACTCGCCTTCGCTCAATGCGCCGAAGGTAACCGATCCGATGACATCCAGTCCGAGGCGCGACTGGAGGTTACGAAGCTCAATTGTCGAGGCATCCCAAGCCGGAAGAGTTGACTCAATAACACCCGTTGAAGCGCCGCGATCAATTGCCTCAACAACTTGATCCAGGTTGCTGATATTCCTTTGAACATTGCTGAGAGCCGTAAAGGCTTCCTTGGCTTCCTTCTGGCCAAGCGTGGCGCCAGCACGGGCTCCGGCGCGCTGTCCCTGAAGTTCAGTTCCAACCCTGTTGGCTTCTGCAATGACGCGCTGCGCTTCATCACCTTCCACAATTTGACCTTGCGGATTGCGAACAATGCGAGTGCCGTCTTTCATGGCGGCGATAAATGTTCCGTCATCCAGTATTTTTGAAGACTGCACCTCGCTGCCGGTTGAGCTTTGCGCTTGCTGCTCATATCCAATTTTGTTGACCTCAGCCCTGTCTCTTGCGATCTGAGCCCTGAGACGCTGCATCTCAAGGTCTCCCTTTTCAGCTTCCATAGGCGCATTTTTGATCTGCTGTATGCCTTTGAAAGCCGTATCAAACATTCCTTTTTCAGGCTCGGCTTCTGCAGCGCCAAGCATCAGGGTTGCTTTCAGGAATGTCCGGCCTTCTTCCGTGCCCATCTGGTCAAGGAATATCTTGACGGCATCAGCGCTTTCCTGATCGCCACTGTTCAGCGCAGCTTCGTATTGTGTTTCAAAGTCGGCCTTGGCGACATCATTCTGGCCCAGCATAAGCGCCGCAAGCGGTCGTGTCAGGTTTCCGAAAGCAACCCGCTTTGCGTCATCCGACATCTTGGAAAGCATTTCTTCGCCAAAGGTTCCCACCTCGGCGTTGACGGATTTGACCATGGCCACGTCTTTAGCGGTTATCGTGCCAGCGGCCACCTTGTCGTAAAAGTCAGCCATGACCAGCTGCACACGCTCAGCGTTCGCCATCTCCTGCTGAACCTTGGCCGCCCTGGCCCTCGCCTCCTCCATCTGAAGCGCAAACAGCTGGCTTTGCTGCTCTTCCTGCCTTGCCTGCTGGGCGGCGGATCGCTCCTGTTGAAGGATCTGCGCCCCGGCGCCGTAGCCCTGAAGGGCGGCCTGAAACGGGTTGATGACGTCGAACTGATAGTTGATTGCCATGTCAGATCCCCGGCGGCCTGCCCGTTACAACTGGCTGTCCATAGGCAAAACTAGATGCATCCGTGCCCGGCCCCATATACGCCAGCAGCGAGGGGTCATAGACCGACTGCGTGGCGCCCGCCATGTTGCTGGAACCGCCAAGCCCGCCAAACAGCCCGCGGCCGGCGGCGAACCCGATCGACCCGGCAATATTACCCCACATATTCGCATTGGCCTGGCCTCTTGCGAGCGCCAAGTTGGCCGCTATGTCGCCACGGTTCATGGCTCCGGCTGCGATCGCCGCGCCCTGCTGGCCGTAAAGCTGGCCGGCCTGCTGGCCGAAAGCCTGAGCCCCTGCGGCCTGCCCGGCGGCCGATGCCTGGCCAAGGGCGGTCAGCCCGCCAAGCCGCTGGTATTGCTGGCTAATGAGGCTGGACAACACCTCGGGCCGGAATTTCGCCAAAGCCGTCTGGACGTTCCCGCCCCTCAGGCCACCCGTGGCGGCTGCTGACTGAAGAATGGCCTCCTCGCCCTGCCGGGTCAGGGCTGCGAACTCAGGGCCCATCTCAATCTGCCTGACAGCCGCCTGTTGCGCCTCGGGGCCATTGACGCCCGTCAGGTCCAGCTGCCGGGCCAGAGCCCCACCGCCGGCCTCGACGTAGGGGCGGAACAGCTTCTGGATCGTATCAAACTGCCGGCGCTGCTCCTCCATGGCGAGCCGTGTCGCCTCGAGCTGGGCTTGCGTGGCCTGCTCGGTGGATTGCGTCTGGGCGGCGGCTGCGGTCTTGGCGGCTGATTTCTGGGCTTTGGAGGCCATCGCCCCGCCAATGATGCTAGACCCTACAAGGGCAAGAAGAGGCCACATCAGTCATACCCCTCTTCCATCTCAACTTCTTCCCAGCTCTTGCAGACCCGAGCCGCCCCGCAGGCGAACTGATGCTCTTCGCAATATCCCCGCGGGCCGCCGGCTTCGTCGTAGGGCGTCACCCGAATCGCCTCGAGCATGGCCTGCGTGGCGGTGCAGTTCTTCCAATACTCGCAGTTAGCGCACATGCGCCGCCGGGCTTCGTCTGATTCGATGCCCCAGGCACGGGCCATCTGATCGTAAAAGGGTCTGTTAGAGCCCTTCGCCAGGCTAGGCGCTTCAGGGCCGTAGGACCACTCCTCAATCGTCATCTGGCGGTTAAGGTCGTGTTCTCGCTGCGTCAACTCGGGTTCCGGGATGCCGCCCATCAGGCCGAAAGTGAAATCCTCGTATTTCATCAGGAAATCTCCCGGCCCGACACTCGCAGGGTTAACGTAGTTGCAGCGGACGCGATAGTGGAAATGAAGCTGCCGGCCTCCAGAACCTGACCAACCAGCTCGGGGCAGAGGTAGGTTTCGTCGGGGACAACCGTCTTGGTGTCGATGACCAAATTCGAATTGCCAGCCGATCCGCTCACCGTAACCAGGTTGACCGAGAACGTGGCGTTACTGGCGCCCGTGTTCGTCACCGTCGCCTTGTCGATGATCGCCTTGACCGCCGTGGCCGTGTACTGGCTGGTCTGGCTGTTTTCAAGCTGCTTGGGCGGGACGAGGACTTTAGCAATCACGGCCATGGCTTAACCCTTGATATTGTTAGTGACGGTGACGATTGCGCTAGGCGTAGCAGGAGCCGGGGCGGCCGTCGCGAAGCTCTTAATCTCCACGCCCGTATCATCCACGCTCCACTTGTACTGGATATAATCCCCCGCTTTGAGATCAAAGACAAAATTCCACGCAGCAACATTTTCGGAATTATTGCCTTCCAGCCTCAGCCGCGTGGCGCTGTTGGCCACCGCCGTACCGTTCTTGGCATACCACAAATAGAATAGGCCCTTGCCGCCGGTGGTTTTGTCAACCTGAATGGAATGCTGAAAATTGTATACGCCAGCCTGGTCAACCGTAATCTGCGTGGCCGGCGAGCCTGCAAGGTAGACGCCGAAGGAAAGATCGGTGTTACTAAAGCTGACCGTGTATTCAGTATTGATGACGGCCGCATTTTGCGTGTTCAAGTCATAAAAGGACCCATAAGACAGCCGCTTCGGCGGGTCACGCGGCGGCGCCAGCGCCAGCAGATCCACCACGTCCCCGAGCTTTGAAAGGCTGGCAAGCGCCGCCTGCGCCAGAGCCGTGGCGGTATCAGCCTGCACAACCCGCTGGCCCAGCTCCCTGGCGATGGCGGTCAGCACCTCGGCCTGGTCCTGAGCCGCGCCCAGCGCCAGACTGTTGGCTTCGATCGCCACATTCAGCGATGCGATATCCGAAGGCGTCAGCTCACCCGCAACCCGGAACAGTCGTTCAATGGCCCGTATCGCCTCGGGGTCATCCCCGACAAAGGCGGCGATCTGGTTGCGCGTTAAGGGCTTCGGATCTGCCATCACCAGGCCAGCGGCTCGAGCCGCGCCTCCAGCCGGGCAAAGCTCAGAAAAGCGTCACTATCACCCGTAAAGCGCTGAACACGCCAGTTCCGCAAAGCGCCCTGCTGCATCCATAGCAGACGCTTGGCCCGGTCACCTATCTTGCCGGCCCGGATAAACTTGCGCTGACTGTAGGTCACGCCATCGTCGCTGTATTGCGTGGAAATGGTCGGATCTTGGCCTAGCGCAACCCGGCCCGTCAGGGCGACCAGCTCAAGGTCATGGACAATGACCCCGCGCCCCTCATTGTAAATGATCTGCGTGGCGAAAGACCAGCCGACCTTCTCGCCCCAGTGGGTCGAGATGTTGTCAACCAGATAGCCGATCCGGGCTGTCTGCGTGTCGCAGGTGTTCCAGCGCCCATAGGCGTAAACCAGTTTGCTGGAACGGTATTGGCCAACGCCGCTCAGGCTTGTGCTGAGGACATACCAGACAGGCTGCCCGAGCGCTGCGGTTGTCACAGCGTCATAGACAAGGGTCTTGTCCGGCAGGTGTATCAGAAGCTGGCGGTGGTCCCTGTCGGTGCGGGTCTCCATGAACGCCAGCGCCAGCTGCGCTTCGGTGTAGTCAGCCAAGAGAATGTCAATCTCTCGCGTGCTGATCTTGACCGAATTGCCATTGATCCCCAGCCAGACCGCAATCCCCTCGCCCATGCCCCCGCCGATGAAGGCGATCTGGTCAATAAAGGCGCAGTTAGCGTTGACGCCTACGCTCCCCCTTGTGATCTGGGCTCCTTGTATCCGCTCAAAGGGAAAGCCAGTGGTTCCTACGTTCTGAAAGACTTCGATCGTGTGGCGGTTGACGGCATAGACTTCGTTCCGAAGCTTGATAAGCCCCACCACCGGGTCGGGGTCGATCTCACTGGACCCGTATTTCAGCGGGTCCACCGCAAATGGGTTGTTCAGCTCGGTGATGACGAGAAACTCGCCATCAGTCGTCATGAAATACCCGTCAACCCACACCACATCCACAACGGTCCCGAGGTCCGGGTCGGTTACCTGCGTGAGCGTCGTTCCATCATACAGATACAGCTTCCCGTCCCCGGCGATCGCCAAATAGTCAAAACTGTAGACCATGATAACGCGGTCATTGCCGGGAATGGTTCCAATCGTCGTCACCACGCCCGTGGCGCTGATGGACACCAGGCTTGTGCCCATCACGCGGTAAAGAATGTTATTCCACTCGATGCCGCCGCGATCGAGGCCCGGCCCGGTGCCGTTCTGCACGATCCCATCCGCCGGCCTTAAGTAACCCGAGCTGATCCCCTGCGGCTGGGCCACGGGAACCATATTGACGGGGTAGCTGACGCGGAAGTCCGCGTTGCTATCTGAAAACGCACCCGAAAGGATGGGAATTTGAACCAATGCTTACTGCTTCCCAGCAACAATAGCCGCTTTTATCGGCGCAAGGTCGTAGCCGTCCCACCAGTCATTCATAAGCGTTTGTTCAAGATGCAGAACGTTGCGGGCGAGCGTGTCCAGCTTCTCCGCGTCCTGCGTCGGAACAAGCGCATTGATGAGGGCAACGCTGTCCAACATGGCGCTGTAATGGCGCGCGATCTGTTCAGTGGTGGGCGGGTCGATGACAATATCAGGCATTGGTTATTGTCCTTTAAGGGCTTTAATTTCCGCCGACAGTTGTTTGACGGCGGCAACAAGATGCCAGACCAGCGGATCGGTTGAGACCGACAGGACGCCGGTTGAGTTTTGCGTCACGCATTCCGGCAGAACCTGCTGGATCTCCTGAGCGATGACGCCAAGCTGGACGCCGGCGCGGTCGATTGCTGCGGATTGCGGGAGTTCGGTGATTTCTTCTGGCGTACGATACTCAAACGTGCGGACCCTGAGAGCCTCAATAACGGCAAGGCCATCGTTAAAGTCCGCGATGTTTTTCTTGATGCGGGCGTCGGAAGTTGTTTCCCAGGTTGTAACGTTCTTTTCGTTATAAGCACCGTTCGTTCCGCCGATAAAGGCAGTGTCATCGCCTTTGCCGGTAAGGCCATGGCCTACAACAGTCTGGTCATTGCCGCCTGCCGCGCTGGGGTCTGATTCGGCACCAACTATTGTGTTGCGTGCGCCGGTCGTAATGGCGTCTCCAGCCTGTTTGCCGCATCCGGTGTTGTTTGTGCCTGTGGTGTTACCGTAAAGGGCGTAGGCCCCCATGCCGCAGTTAGCGTCACCTGTCGTGTTGGAATACAAAGCTGCATAGCCAACCGCCGCGTTTTCAATGCCTGATGTGTTGACAAACAACGCCTGATAACCAACAGCCGTCAAGCTAGCGCCAGTGTTGTTGGCGACGGTTGCAGAGCCTCTGGCGGCTTCAAAGCCAACAGCGGTGTTGCTGGAGGTGTTGTAATACAAAAGAGCATTACGACCGACAGCGCTGTTGTTGCTGGCTGTGGTGTTTGAATATAGAGCGCCAAACCCCATGGAGGTATTTGAGCCGCCAGTGGTGTTAAGTTGAAGCGCTCCGTTACCTAAAGCGCTGTTGTTTCCGCCTGTGGTATTGCCGTAAAGCGCTGCATTGCCAACAGCCACGTTATCGGAGCCCGACGTGTTACTGAACATCGCCTGATAGCCCACACCTACACATGCTGTTCCCGTCAAGCTCGCTGAATTCAGCGCCTGATAGCCCACCGCCGTGTTGCTCGCCACGCTCGTCTGACCGCCCAGGCCGATGGTGAGTGTGTTGATGTTGGCGCGGCCCAGCGTGGTAAAAACGCCGCCTTTGCTGATTTTGGCTTGCGACGTGCCGCCAACCTGCAAATCCAACAGCAGCGAGCCTGCGGCGGAGGCGGTGTCGGTGACGTTTAAACCGATGCCCGTAAAGGTCGTACCTGCGTTATTCCAGGTATCAACCATCGAGTAGATGTTCTGCGTAGTCATCCCGGCGTCCTCGAAATCACAAGAGACCCGTCGCGGGTCTGGATATAGTCACCCGAGCGCGTCAGGATTTCGCGCTGAAGCGTTATGCCGGTGGAGCTGGCCCGCATCCGGCTGCGAAAACGTGAGCGCCCGAGCTGCATCAGATCCCCTCGCCCTGAATGATGTGAAGGGACGTACTATCACCAGCGCCGCAGACGGCTGCGAACTTGTCGTCATCGTAGTTCTTCGACAAGCTGACCTGGCTTAGCGGCAGCACCGGGTAATCCGCAGCCGTGGCGGTAAGCGATCCATTACCTGTGCGGACATAACAGACATCCGCGCCAAGGTTCGTCAGCGTCAGCGCCCAGTTGTTCTTTCCAAACGTGACTTCCTGGCTGGTTGCGGTGACGCTCAGCGTCTGCCCGGAGCCATACTTAGGCCCAAATGTGCGGTCGAGTTCCATTGCTTACCCCTGCAACCATGTTTGAAATTTGGGATGCTCCAGCGCTTGCAGGCGCAGAAGCTGTTCTTCGTTCATGGGTATATGCCCAATCAGCATGTTCCGCAGGCTGGCGAACTCTCCAAGCAAACGCGCCTTCAGCTCGACTAGGCTCTCGTCTGGCTGTGCTTCGGCGAGAACTTCGGGAGGTGGCGTTGATGGGTCTTGCGGTTGCGGAGAGGATGCGTAGCGCGGCGGCTCAGGCGGGATTTCAGTGGCGTTGCCGCGCGTGACTTCGCGAAGCTGTTCGCGCCATGCGAGCCAGGATGAATTTAAAACCAATTGTTTTTCAATGCATTTGAAAACAACATAATCTGTCCGTTGCAAATCAGCTTTTGCCAAAATCTTTATTTGAACTTCTGGCGAAGCAAAAAGCTCAGTTGGTTTCTTTTCTTCGTTTTCCATTTTTAGCTCAGCGCAACGGTGCCGCTTCGCACCGTTCCATCTGATCCTTTGTATTTGAAGGTCAATGTTGTGTTGTTTGTAGCTTCAATTGACAGATCGCCATTGTTTGCAGGCGTCAAACTGCTGCCGGGAGAAAGCGTAAGATTGACCATGTAGCCGTGCTTCCACCGTATAGCGCTGGTTCCAAGATCCTGAGTGTTATTAGTTCCGGCCCTTACCGATTGGGATGCGTCAACAACTAGAACTTCGCTTAGTGTTCTTGGGTTTGATCCGGCGGCCGCGCGCCGTATGCGCCAAACATCCTGATCACTGTCCCCACCCCAGACCCAACCGACCCTTGTTGTGTCGTCAAGGTTCCAGTCGCTTGTATAATCAAGATTGACTGAATGCAGTCCAACATACCACGCGTCTGTTGCAGCGATCCAGCGCGTTTGCAATGTTACAAGGTCGGATTTCATAGCGGCTCGTGGCCGCGACCTTGGTCCACCAATAAACAGACCTTTGTTTTCGGTATCCGATAGAAGCTCAGTAGATCCAGCCGACAACCTGTTAGCGGTCCACGTTCCGGCTCCAGTAATTGTCCCGGCCGTGCCTGTGCTGATGTTACCTCCCGTAATCAGCACATTTGTTGATGATGAGGTTGTTTCTATAGCGTAGTCCATCAACTGGGGCGATCGGCTGTCAACTATGCTGACGTTGGACAGAGAAAGGTTTTCCACCTCGTCTGAATAAATGCCTGCAAAGCCCGCAACCGATCCGGGGTTTTCAATGATTACGTCAGAGATCGATATGTTTTTGAGCCCATTGGTTACGCCAGGAATTTTGTCAATGAAAATGCCGTGGCCGTAAGGTCCTGAGATTGTTGCGTTTGAAATCGAAATTCTGTTCGTTACGGCCTGTCCATTGAAGTCATTCTGGATGATTACTCCGTTATTCCGCCCGGCTGTATTTGCGGCGCCATTTCCAGAGTTGGTCATCGAGCTGACTGTTACGTCAACCGAAGCGTGAATACTCAATCCTTCAAGGCTGTTGTCGTAAGTGACAATGGAGGAAAGCGAAACAAGACGCGGAAAATCCCCGCTTGGGTTTCCAAAAACGTTAACGCCGGTTCCTCCATTTGAGTACGAAATAATTCCAGATGCAGTTACTGCGCGTGAGCCGGGGTCAAAGCAGCAGCCGTCGGTATCGTTGTCCCACGTTTTCAGGTTTGACAGGGACAATTGCTCGGGACCGTCGTTTGTTCCGAGGGATGTTGTAGTCGTGTAAATTCCGTTTTCGCTGTTCCCTTCAACGTTGCAATTTTCGATGTTGATGAACTCACCGCCAGCAACGAGGATGCCGTTGCCGCCGCAAAACCCGCTATAAACATTGATTACGCTTGAACGATCGCAATCCCACAGGGCAATACCATTGCCCGTGTTTACAGGCGGCGCGTCATTTCCGCTTGACCGTCTTCCGTCAAGAGACACATCAGCAATCAAAATGCCGTTTTTGCTCTGCGCATAAAACATGTCTTCGTTGCGGTTGTCGGCAAGACGAAGAATGGTTGATTCAGGCCCATCGCCTTTTATGATTGCGCCAGAAAACAGCGTCCGCTTTGTTATGCCTGTGTAAATGCCGGATGGAATATACATGACCGGTCCGAAAGACCTTGATCCAACCGTAACAACAGACGCGGCGGCTAAGGACATCATGCTGCCAAGGGCTGTATTTGCGCTGGTTGTGTAATCCCACCACTTGATGTTCAGCACATCGCTATACTGCCTCTTCCACCGTCTCCCCGCCGCATCAACGATCACCGTCCCGCCATTGTCTGCCGTCGTGGTGTCCGTGCTGTCGTAGCGGAAGATACCGCCGCCATCGCCGGCGACGTAGTTACGCGCCAGAACAACTTGATTTACTATTGTTGTTGTATTCAGCAGGCGCAGGGCCGCGATGTTATCAATAAAATTCTTGTCTGTTATTTCGTCAATTCTGTACCAGGTCGACGTGAAGGAATTGAATTTAAGCCGGAAAGATCCGCCAGCAGTTATTGATGTCGGACTTCCGACAATATTTGCTCCGTTTGCGTTAACCGTCAGTGACGTGACGGATTGAGTAGATGTAATGATAATTTCCTGATTGTCGGCAAGGTTCGCCAGTGCTGGCAAAACGATGGTTCCTGACGCATAGGCCGCCACTGGCAGCAAAATCAGCCAACGATTGTCGCTGTTGTTTGTCAGCGTAACCGTAAAGCCCGTTGCTGCCGGGCTTGCGTACTGCGAGACAAATTCCACGTTGGAGAAATTAAGATTGTTCTGCATGTAGGATTGCAGAACGCTGATTGACGCCTTCCGGGTGTCGCCGTTATTGGTCTTCCAGATCGGAACCAGATCGCCTGCGTTAAGCGTATCAGTTGCGCTGAGTTGATTGATATCCGCCACGGGTCAGCTCTCCAGATTGATGATGTCATCAGGGCCGGTTGTAAGGCCGCGATCGCCCTGCGCCAAGAAGGGGTCAGAGTTAAAGCGCCAGTACTTGCCGCCCTGCCCTGCGGGTATTGCATTCACGTCAATGCGCTTCTCAAGCGTGTTCGTGCGGCGGCTCAGAAGCGCCATGTAGGCCGAGCGGGCTGTGACTTTGGTATCCGGCGAGACGGACTTGCCGAACAGCGGCGCCAGCCGGACAGCCAGGCCAGACACCATCGCCTCGATCGCCTCGTCTGTGACGCCGGTGTCCTGATCCAGATCCGATCCGCCGGGGCTGTCGGGAAGCGGGTAGCCAAGGCGCAGGCCCCGGCTGTTCCAAGTCGCCATCATGTTATCAAGCCGCCTCAGTCCGGCCTGAAGCTGTTCAGGCTGCAGGTCGAACACATAGTTCGCGAGCCCCAGCTCCTCGAAGGCATTGGTGACGACTTCCCGCTTCGTCCAGCTCACCGCATCGCCTCCAGTATCTTGGCCGCCAGAGTTTTATCTGACCAGCGCTTGTCTATTGACATGCCCAATTCGCCCGCTTTTGCAATCATTTCCTCGCGGGTTGGCGGGGCCTCATCGGCAAATGTCTCGCCCTCTTCCACCGCAGCCAGCACGCGGGCCGGCTGGGGTTTCTCCACCAGCCCGAAAGCTTCGGCCTGCGTCGGGTGCCAGCCATCGGCAAGGGCCCGGTTGTACTCCTCGAGCGTATTGACGCCCTTGGATGACCAAGGCCCCCACTTCGAGAAGTGTTTGTCCTTCCCGCCCTTCCTGTAAACGATGGTAGGAACCCGGACCATTACTTCTTCCTTGCAGGCGCCTTGCCAGGCTTGCCGGCTTTCATGGCTGCTTCGCGAGCCGTATTCAGTGCGATGGCGACGGCTTGCTTCTGCGGGCGCCCAGACTTTACTTCTCGCGAAATGTTAGAGCTGATGCTCTTCTGCGAGTAACCCTTTTTCAGTGGCATATCTTTCTCCAAAAGTGTTGGGGCGGGCTTGTGACCCGCCCCGCTAACTTACCGCTCCTGAGCGGCGTAGATGTAATCAACCGTCAGGTAATCATTCCCGGCAGCGCCGTTCTGGATCGCCATGAACACGGCCAGCTCTTCGTCATCGCACAGGTTGGTGGTGACGGAAGTAGCGACGTAGGTGCCGTTCAGATAGATGTCGATGCCCGACACGCCATCGTAATAGTAGGCCACGTCAAGGAAGGTATCATCCGAGACAGTGCCAACGTTTGTTGATGTCGCCGTGCTGTTCTTCGACACTTTCAGGGTCAGCGTTGCCGAACCTTCGGTCAGCTGGAACCAGGTTCCATCTGTCGGAGCCGTGCCGGCCGGGTCAGTGGCCGTCTTGATGACAAGACCGACAAACGCATCCACATCGTCAGCATCAGAAACAAGGAACCGCGAGCGGAACCAGAGTTTCTTTCCGGCCGTGAACTTGAACGCTTCGCCGATCTTGGAGACGACGATGCGGTCGTTATCGTTGCCGTCATTCGTGAACTTCACCTGACCGCCAACGCCATCGATCAGCGCGCAGGCAGCGTCACCGCCGCCAGCTTCAAGGATCGTGAAATCCCAATCGATGGTATCGGTGCAGTCCGTCGAAAGACCCTGCGCGGACAGGAAGTCGTTGAAATACTCAACGACCGTTCCCACGCCCTGCGGCGGGAAGAACGGCGCCACGATGGGAGCCGCAGCACCCGAGGCTGCAATGCCGGTGCCGGCTGAGTAATAGACAGGGTCAGACCCGGCTTCAATGCGGAGTTCCGCACCGCCGGAATAGGGACCGACAGTGGCGGATGCAGTAGCATCGCCCTGAGCGATCAGGGACCAGGTGTTCGGGTAGTTGGGATAACCGATCTGGCGATAGACTTTGTAAAAACCCTCGCCGGTTGTGGAAAGCGTAAGGCTGCCATTGGCGGCGAGCGTTACAAGATCCTCTCCGTACGGGTAAACAGTGAGCTGTTGGGGCATCTCTTATTCTCCAAAAGGATAAGCCCGGCCCCGAAGGACCGGGCTATCTCATTACGTGACCTGGTTGAACAAGAGAACGCCCGACATCTCGGGGTTTTTGTTCACCACGCCGAACAGCGTATCAAGACGGTAGAAAGTTTTCATCGTCTTGATGTCGTACTGTTTGGTCATGACCAGCTCGATGCCCTGATCGGTCGTCGCCCGCATCACAGCCGCGCCGGCGTCATTCGGAACCGCATAGCGGCCCGGAAGGATTTCAAGCGCATCTTTCTGCCAGAAACAGTTGATCTGCGTGGGGTCGATGTTGAGCCAGGTGATCGTGGCCGTTGCGGACTTGGCCGTGACAGCGACGTTCTGGTACTGGGCCGCAGCATCGTTTGCGACCTGGTTGGAGATGATCGGCGGGGTAATGACGAGGGTCGTTCCGCCAGCCGGCACCGAGACAACGCGGAAAGTCTTGAGCTGCCCGGTGTTGACTTTGGTGATGTGGTGAACAGCGAACACGTTCGCGATCGTGAAGCAATCGCCGGCAACGACGTTGGCGGAGGAAGAGACCGTCACCGTCTGGAAGCGGTTGTCAACGTTGCTGACTTCGCCCGTGCCGGCCGTCGAAGTGGCGACCGGGTTGTAGTAGTTGAGCCCGGCATCTTCTGTGC